AAAAATATTATACTGAGGAAAATAGATGAAAATATAAATAATTTAAATAACACTATTTCAAATATTAGTATTTTAAAAAACGAAACTTTACAAGAGATAGCTACAACAAAAGCTAGTATGGATACAAGAGCCAATGAAGCCCTTAATACAGCTACAACGTCTCTAAATGAGATCAAGAATATCCTTAATGACTTTAGGGGTAAGCAAACAGAGCTTAATACTCTAAAGGGTAGTTTAGAGACCCTAAAGAGTAGCTTAGAGAACCTAAACAAATCAGGACTTATCAATGACACCCAAGCAGGCATAGCTCAAACTTACTCTAGCAATAAGATTAATAACTTATTGCAAGGAGTGCTAAGAGAGAGTGATGCTAGTGAGGATAATGCTAATGGCAAGCTTGTAAGAAGAAACGCTCAAGGCAATATCTATGCTACTAACATCTATCTCAATGCTACAACTAAAGCTGAAGTGAGTAATATAAAGAGCTCTTTAGCTACTGATAGGTGGAGATTTATCGTAAGAGATACTGGAGAGGGTCTGCTTAGGTCTATGTCTATCAAGGACTTTATAAACTCCCAAGAGGTTGATGCTTACGGAAAGACTGAGAGCGACAATAGGTATCTAGCAAAGAGTGAAGCTAGTACAGATAATACAAGTAACACCCTTGTAAAAAGAGGCGCTGATGGAAACATATCTGCGAATAATATAAAGATAAGTGACACTGGCTCTGACATAGAGATGGTAAGGGATATAGAAAGAGATACACAAAATCCATATCAGCTTCTTATCCGAAAGTCAAAAGATGAACCTATAAAGCTTATGAACCTACAAAACTTTATAGGTAGGCTCAATTATTATAACTTCACTAACACTCAGGAAAGAATAGAGAAAAGCTATTGGTATATACCTGATAGGTATCAAAGAAACGTACGAGGAGAATATGACTACATTGAGGCAAAAACAAATGAGTATCTATGTCTTAACTCTTTAAAGCTTTTAGGTAAGAATTATAAAGGTAAAGACCCTACCCCTAAAGCTACTGATTTTTGGAATAGCCAAAACACCTCTTTTGCAGTCTTAACTAAAGATGGAGAATATGATGTATTAGGTAAGTGTAGCCTAGCTACTTTAGATGATAGGATAAAAGAAAAAGCAACTAAAGTGGTACAAGATAGTGGCTCATTTATCCAAGAAAAAGTAAATAGTGCCATAGTTGAAAAACAAACTGTGAAGAAGCTAAGGAATGCTGTGATAGACCTTAAGCAAGCAATTAATTTCATAGTAGAGCTAACTTCTGCTACTTATGACGTAATAAGTGCATTATCTTTAACGGAAAAAATCATAGGACAAAGTGGAGTGATAGTAATAAAAGGGGCTAGGAATATAAGGGAGTGGAAAAGCTTTATAAAGTGGAGAGAGATACCAACTGACTTAAAAGAAACGGAAGTATTTGCATACTTTGTGGCTTCTGCAGATGAAGTATATATGGGGAGGGCATAAATGAGCTTTATGATAGGCTGTGGTGGAGCTGCTTCTAAAAAGCACTTAGAGGTAAAGAGCTTTGATGAGGATACCATTTTCGCTTTTAGTGACTATGAGAAGGCTATCTCAGCAGAAAATAAATTAATAATAGAAACCCCTCCCTTGCTAGTAGAGAAATCAGGAGAGCCAACTTGCATAGGTCTAATGGAAATCAGGATAGCACAAAGGTTATTCTTTATAAAGTTCTATTCTCAAAGTACGGACACTCCCTATACGAATTATAGCTACGAGCACAATATGGGTAGAGATAGTGTTGAGAAACGAAATATGTTTAGGAACAAAGACCTCTTATACCCCTATGCTGTTACTTTAAATATAAGGCAGTTTAATATAGGTATAACAATAGGGGCTTTACCTTCTCTTGGTACTACAAGTGGTGGTATAGTGCTCACTTTACCAGACGACTTTAGAATGAACTACCCTGACACTGTTATACACTTTGGTACAAGTAGGCAGCTACAAGTAACCTATCTCTTTACAGATTTAAGACAGGATTATGCTAGCGATAGAACCCTTACCTACTCCAAAGAAGACCTAATACAGATGTGCGGAAATAAGGCTCTATATGAGTTTCAGCTGCCTTATGATTTATTAAAAGATGGTAATGGCTTGGTGTTTGGAGAGAGAGTATATTCTTATAATGAACGCAGACTATATGGAGAGAACCCCTCTGCTATAACCTTATTGCCTACAATAGACCAAGCAAATAAGACTATGCGTTATCTCTGCCCTTCATCATTGACTATAAGAGAGCTACCTTCGGACACTTTGGTATCAACAGGAACAGAGCTAAGTCCTACAAAAAGTTATAGCATAGCAAGGAGAATATCAAACGACCTTACCTTAACCTTAGAATACACTCGTACAGGCTCAGGTATAAATCGCTTGCTTATGCGAACTAACAAATCTCTTAATGATTGGAAAGGGAACGATATAAACTTCGTATTTGTGAAGAGAAAAGTTTAAAGGAAGACAAATGCAGTTATACAACTTAAAAGAGAACTTTGTAGATGATAAGCCTTATATAGTAACAGATAAAGGCACATTCTATACAGAGTTTCTGACTGAAGAAGAACTCAAAGAATATGGGTATCTTAAGGTAATCTATAAGGACTACCCTACAAACACAGATGAGTTTAAAAAGGTGGTGCAGATTAGTGAAGTCAAAGGGGACACTTATGTAATATCTTATGAGATAGTAAGCAAGAACCTAGAGGAACTTACAGCACTTTTTAAAGAAAAAACCCAGCAACTCCTAGACGCTAAGGCAAGAGAGAAAGGGTACGATGACATCCTCTCTGCTTGCTCTTATGCAGGCTATGACAATGACTTTAGGGCAGAAGGAGAAGCCTTTGGTATTTGGAGAGCTAAGGTTTGGAAGTATGGTTATGCTTTACTAAATGCTATTGCTGAAGGTAAGCATAAGATGCCTAAGAGTTTTGATGAGATTTTAGCAGAGATGCCAACACTTGAGGAGGTGCATAATGGCTGAGAAGTTACAAAGAATAGTAGTTAAGCCTTTTGGTAAGGATAACTTTGAAACGGTTGGCTACTTTAAATATAAAGACATTGAGATACATTCAGGCTACATCACTGATGGTGCAAGTATCCCTAGAATATTTTGGTGGATGTTTGAGCCTTATAGTCCTGAATATCTAACAGCCTCTGTGCTTCACGACTACCTTACTGATGATGCTCTTAGGCTATATATTAGGACTGGTAACAATAGTGATTTTAAAGTGGCTGATGACACCTTTAGGGAGCTCTTAGAACTTCTAGGGGTAGCTAAATGGAAGATACTGCTTTTCTATTACAGCGTAAGAGCCTATCACATAATCAAATATGGGAGAGATACAAGTGCTAAGTCCTAGTTTATATCTTAGTGGCTTCTTGCTACTTGTCGCTTTGTTTCTTGGGTACAGATACCAAAGCTTAGATAATGAGCTAAGCGTCACAAAGGAGAGGCTAAAGTCTAGTGATGAGATGAACCTTAGACTTAAAGATGAGATAAGCGAGCAAGATAGGCTTATCTCCCTTAAGCTCGACACCATTGAGAAGGTCAGTAGGCAAAAACAGATAATAGAGATAAAAGCAAATAAAGTCAAAGAAAGGGTGCAAAATGAGGACAAAAAGGATATGTCTGGTGCTCTTGACATCAGTGTTTCTTATGTGCTTGATGGGCTGCGCAAACAAGGAAGTAGTAAATAAATATGACAAGATACCAAGCTACCTTCTTGAAGCTCCTATGGTAGCAGATAGAAACGTAACTAATCAGAGCGAAGCAGGGGTGCTACTAATAGATGTTTATAGTGGCTATGAGAAGTGTATAGGACAGCTAGAGGACATAAAAAAGTATGAAGCAAAAAGAGATAAACAATAAAAACATAAGGGTGTGTAAATGGAACGAATAATAAAGAGAACTAAAGCCTTTTGGCTAAATAAGATGGTTGTAGTAGAAATAATATTATCCGTCCTAATAATGTATGTTTTTACCTATAAATTTTAAAAAAAGGGGCTAGGTAATGGATGATCTTATGGATAGGCTAGGCTTTTACTTTTGGGTGATAATAGTTGGCTTTGTAGGCGGCGTGTTAAGCATTGCAGGGGGTAACGCCAAGGTTGCAAGCGATGGTAAGGCTATCATAAATTTTTTCGTTGGCACTATTAGCTCGACTTTTATATGCTGGGTAGCTTACGAGACGGCATTTTA